AACCGCAGGTCCCGGGTTTGAGTCCCGGAAGGGCCACTAAAAAAGAGTTCTTTGACTTATTGAATAAAATCCTTACCCCCATAAGAGGATATACGTAAGAGATATAGGTATGGTGGTAAGGTTATGATAGTCGAAGATACCGGAAGGGATGATGATCCCCGCTCCCGATGTAGTTTGATCGGTTCCGATGTTGGAGTCTACATATTTAATAATGTATAACAGTACGATCCCATTCGGGTATCCTTGCGGTGGATGGAGAAGAAGACCGTATCGTACTAAATAATACGACTTTTCCTACGAGTCGTATCTAAGATATAGTAGGAGGTTAATACGGCCAAAAGTATGACAGATTGGACAGACAATCATAAGATGACGACAGATCGGAAAGACGATCAAGCCGAGAACTCCGGCTTTGCATGAGTTGATTAAGACTCCCCCACCCGTCTATGATTCGGGTTCTCGAAACCGTTGGAGGTTGTGGGGGGAGCTATTATAAATAAAAAGGAAATGTAAATCATGCAGAAAAAAGTGGAAAGCAAAAGAAAGATCAGAGAAATGAAAGTATCTGAGAAACTATCCTTCCCTATAGAAGTGTTGGAGACGGTTAGAAATAACGTGTCTCTGTTAAACGCTAAGTATTATAGAGAGGGAAGGAAATGGTCTTCCGTATCAAACAAGGAAGAAGGGATCGTTTATGTCAGACGCTTAACATGACAGATCATGGAAAGGGTATTCACCGAGTTAACCGAGGAATGTGATTACACGGCCCAGTATTACGCCGTAGGGTTCGAGAAAAAAGAGATAGCCGAGAAAAAGTGCAGGTCGTTACATACGATCATAAACCAGCTAAGGACGGCTTTCGAGATACTAGGCGTAAGGAACGGTAGGGAGTTGGCCATAAAACTATGTGAGAGACTATGCGATATAAAAGCTAACGTGGATATACAGCAGATGGTTCATTCCGCCGTGGCGTGCGTATTGCTGCTTGTCCTTTGCGCCGACTCACATCTGGAAATGAGAAGGACAAGGCAAAGATGTCGGTCCGTGGCTAAAATAGAGATATCCTCTAGGGCTTTCAGGGGCTGTAGAGGAAAGAATATAACATTATAATAAATAACGATATGGAGAATATAGCGGATTTACCGGCGACACAAGTAACGGCGGGGCAGCTGGCCGACTTGATCATAGAGAGGCTTGGGATTAACAAGGAGGCCAAGGATAAACCTAAATACGTAAGGGGCCTTGAGTCATTGGCTAAAACGCTCCAAGTAAGCCCGGCGACAATCGCCAGATACAAAAAGAGAGGAGTGTTTGGTGACGCTATAAAACAAAACGGGAAATACATCTTGGTGGATATCCAACTCGCCCAAGAGCGTTTCCTTGGCAAAGGCAAGAAGAAATAACATCCCGGATGTCCCTAGGCCTTATCGCACCTGTGGCGCTAGGGGTGTCCGGACCTACTTATAAGGCCCCTACCCGTCTACGATTCGGGTTCGAAACCGTTGGAGGTTGTGGGGGAGCGAACATTAAATATATAAAGAATATGGAAAATGAATTACAAGGAAATACCCTTGGCACAGGATTTACCGGCAATGGATTCGATATCTCTCTAAATCCCAATGTAAGCAGCTTAGACGGTTTTTTCGTTAAAGAAAGATGCGATAGATTTTCAATGGCCCTTGCCTCATTATGTACAACGATCACTAGCGATAAAATCCATTTAATAAAAACAACAAAATTATTGAGAGTATGAAAAAGATCCTTTCTATCCTTAGGGGTAAAAAACAAACAGAGCGACTGTCCGAGTTAAGAAGCCAAGAGATCATGAGAGCGCTTGAATCGGCGTTAAACAACGTCGAGGAGCAAAAGGTATTAGCCGACATCCGGTATCACGAGGAGATAAACAACCTCGGTGACGACGGGGTAGATTACAAGAGCAAGATCAATCAATTGATCGAGTACAAGGAGACGATTATCAACGCAGACAACACCATCCAAGCCATCAATGAGATCAAGAACGATCTTGAGAGCGAGGTTGAAGATGTTAATCCATAATAGTCATGAATGAGATTTATTGGATGATACAATAGAGGAAGAAAAATGAATAAAACCGATAGACCTATAAATAACCAAGTTTGATCACAATGAAAGAAAGAAGGATTCCACCCTAGGCAATGGCTAGGGTAGGTAGCGAACCATTAACAGTTTAGTATTATATGCATATCCGTACGACAAAGGCGTACGTCCGGTGAAAGTCCGGTTTATCTTGTTATCATTGTTAGGGTTACAGGGGGTGCGAGTTCCCCCGGCTACCACGCTTAAATCACATTGCTAATTATTATACACTTCTCAACCAAGACCTTAATATACCGCCGTGAGGCAGGCAATCAGGAATATTAGTTTTTACTTAAACTGTGCCGGGGTGGATTCCCCGGCAAACGCTCCCTTAGCTCAGTTGGTAAGTAGCAACGCCCTCATAAGGCGGAGGTCGCTGGTTCAAGCCCAGCAGGGAGCACGTTTCACCCCTAGAGGGGCGCTATTCATCTATTTTTAAGTCACAAATAGTTTTAGACATTGCAACGCAGGTCTCCGTCCGTGAGGATATGAGGCCTTTCTTCCGAATTTTAAAACAACAATAATATATGGGACATGGCATTACAGGACGGATAAAGGAGATATCCAAGGCCGTCGTTAAACAATTGATGAGCACTTTAAGAATGGCGTTCATGGCGATATTGGTAGTGGCGGCTATACTGGCGTTAAGCTACTGGTTCGAGGACCCCTTGAAAAGGGCGGTCTTTTTACTCGGTGGTGCCAGTGTCATATTATATGTAATAATCAAGATATTGGCTGTTAAAAGCTATGGAGACGAGGAATGATTTGGTAAAACTTATAAACGATAAATAAAATGGCTGCTATAAAATCTTACAAGGGATTTGATAAAAATTTAAAATGTCGGGATTTTCAATATGAAATCGGTAAGGAATATGAGATGGATGAAGAGATCAAGATGTGTAACAGAGGTTTTCACGCCTGCGAAAGCCCATTTGAAGTTTTTGATCATTATTCCATGATAGGATCTAGGTTTTGCGAAGTAGAGCAAGACGGGAATATATCCAAGGAGGATAGAGGGACAAAGATTTGCTCCTCGAAAATAAAAATAAAAGCAGAGTTAAAATTGGCTGACATGATCAATCTTGGAGTCGAATGGCTAAAAGAGATCACATCACCTGAAAAAATAAAAACGAGCATGAAGGATAATTCATCCGGCAACAATGCCCAGATAGGATCATCCGGCAACTATGCCAAGATAGGATCATCCGGCAACTATGCCAAGATAGGATCATCCGGCTACTATGCCAAGATAGGATCATCCGGCGACGATGCCCAGATAGGATCATCCGGCGACGATGCCCAGATAGGATCATCCGGCAACAATGCCCAGATAGGATCATCCGGCAACTATGCCAAGATAGGATCATCCGGCAACTATGCCAAGATAGGATCATCCGGCTACTATGCCAAGATAGGATCATCCGGCGACGATGCCCAGATAGGATCATCCGGCGACGATGCCCAGATAGGATCATCCGGCAACAATGCCCAGATAGGATCATCCGGCAACTATGCCAAGATAGGATCATCCGGCAACTATGCCAAGATAGGATCATCCGGCGACGATGCCCAGATAGACAGCACAGGCGAAGGCTGTGTCATCATGTGCGCAGGTATTAACTCTGTAGCAAAAGCCTCAAAAGGATCATGGATAACATTATCCGAATGGTCTTATTCTGATAAAAAGCAAAGATATATCCCCGTTTGCGTAAAAACGGAATTTGTTGATGGGGAGAAGATAAAGGCGGATACATATTACAAATTAGCTGGAGGGGTATTTAAAGAAATACAATAGTCCCAAGGCATTGCTTATCGGAGGATCGCATGAGAGACATCTACATCAAAGACCCCGACGGCGAACCGGAGTACGACGGGGAGGAGGACAACGAGGAATATGAGGAGAGCATGGAGGAGCTTAGGTTCCTATGTGATTCATATAATTGGTAACATCCCGCCCTTACGAGGTGCAACCCCGACCCAGACCGGCAACCGATATCCTAGACAAGTGGTAGGCCATGACGATATCATTGGCCCGGTGGAAAGGGACACGGTAGTGAGGAAAGGGCGGCCGATGGTCTTAGTCCGGGTTCGACTCCCGGAGGCTGACGAATTTAAATACACGATAACATGGAGAAATCAGAAGAGATTGACAAATTAGCGACAGCGTTGGCCAAGTTCCAAGGATCGCTAGAGCAACCAAGCCTCAATTCCGAGGTCAAGGTAAAGACTAAAACGGGAGGAGAATACAAGTTTAAGTATGCGGACCTATCCGAATGCAAAAGGGCGGCGAAACAACCATTAGCCGATAACGAGCTTGCTGTATGTCAGCTAATAGAGGATGATTACTCTATCCGGACCATACTGCTTCATTCCTCCGGCCAATGGATATCGTCCAAGGTAAGGATGCCATCCAATACGGCGGACGCTCAATCCATAGGATCGGCCATCACGTACGCCAAGAGATACGCCTTTTGCGCCATCCTTGGCATCGTGGCCGACGATGACGAGGACGCTAACATAGCGAACAGTAATACCGCCCAAAAGGAGCTGCCTAAAAAAACGGCAAGCTCAAACCAGAAGAAAGAGCTTACGAGAGATCATATAAACAACGAGAGCGCCATGAAATCCATATCGGAGTGGATATACAAGAACGAGAAGAAGGCCAAGGAATCCAACCAGCCCTTCTCCGTGGAGAGCCTTATAAACAAGGCTTACATCGCCGGAAAGGTTGAGATGGAATCCATTATCGAGATATACAACAACTATAAAATAAACAACAACCTGTCATGAGCAAAGAACTAGAGCTAAGCGGCAAGACCCCGCTAACGAGAAGCGAGATCGAGGCCTTATCCATAGACCTTTTGAACCCGGTACTGGAAGGGGAGGTAGACCCCGTATCACACGTCATCAAGTTAAAGGCGATGCAAGAGACCATCAAGAGGACGCTGGACGATGACCGGATGAAGGACGCTGTCCTTTCCGAGATCGAGAAATACGGGAAGGAGCGCTCTTGGAACGGGGCCACGGTCAAGATGAAGGAGGTAGGCGTATCCTACGACCACTCCAATTGCAACGACCCGGTCTACGCTAGGTTGATCGAGGAAAGGACGATTCTCGATGCCAAGATAAAAGAACGGGAGGCGTTTCTGAAAACGGTGCCGGACAATACCACGGTCGTTGATGACGAGACCGGGGAGATATACACGATCCATCCGGCGATAAGGATAGCCAAGATGTCATACTCTATAACATTCAACAAAAAATAATCCACGCGTGCCGTGGCTACGGGACGGTGGTTATCCCCGCCGTAGCGAATAACCGACCGCCCCGCTTATAAATCTAAAATTTAAAATCATAACATTATGGCAAATTTATACGGCTCAATCTGCTTGAGCGACATACCGAAGGAGTTGATGAAAAAAGTAATGACGGCCAAGGGGGAGAAGATCTTCCTCAATATCTCGATCGGGGAGAAAAAAGAGCCTGTCACGTTCGACAACCGCACCTATACGCATTATGTGTCTTGCGCCCCAAGGAAAGAGGAGCGAAAGGAAGGTGTTTATTATGGCATAGGTGACTTGATGGAATCCACGTTCAAGAGCAATATCCCCTCACCGGAGGATATCAACAACGCCCCATCGGTCGATGATTCGGATCTCCCCTTTTAATCATGGAACTATACTTGCTCAACACCGCCGGCGGATTGAGGCCATGCTATGATTCCGACTATGACGAGAAGAAAAAACTCAAGCTAGGTAAGATATACAAGGCCAAGATAACGCTGGCACGGAACTACGACTTCCTAAAGAAGTATTTCGCCTTGATAAATTGCGCATGGTCTTACCAAAACGAGAAGACCACGGCGCATTTCAAGGAAAGCGTGGAGTGCTTCCGGAAGGCCGTAGAGATCGCCGCCGGGCATTGCGATACGGCCTATAGCATATCACGTAAGGAATGGATAGAGATTCCCAAGTCGATAGCCTTCGACAAGATGGACGAGGCCGAGTTCATGGATCTCTACGAGCGTGTGAAGGACGTGCTTTTCTCGGTATTCCTTCGGGATATATCCGAATACGATTTCATGAGAAACCTATCGAATTTTTAGTCATGAGAAAAAACGACAGGCCTCCAAATTACCTGATCGACAAGATCGTGAGGCACACCAACATTATTATTGCCGCTCCTTATGGCAGCGTCAAATACAAGGATGCGGCCAGACTCCTTAAAAAGGAGGTCAAGAAGCTGGAAACCTATAAGAGATACGATAATGAGAGATCTTAAATACTGCCTCAATGAGGATTGCTCTAAAAGACACTGCCTCTGTCATCAACGGCAAAAGCATTGGAAAGACCCGTCTAAAAAAGATGGGGAAACTGTAAGGCCGGAATCGGTCTTATTTGACGGGAATACTCCTTGCAAAGGGTATATCCCACAATACGAAAGAAATAAATATAATATTAAATATTAATGATATGGGAAAGAGAAAAGAAGGTTCTTACAACTTTGACAAGAACGTACAAATGTTTTTGGCTTGCGCAAAAGACGATAACCGCCCCGCTATGGAATGCGTGTATTTCAAGGGAGATTGGGCCTACGCCAGTGACGGACATATTATCGTTAAAAACAGGATATCCGAATGCTCAAACCTTGACGAAGCCATGATACAGGCGTTAGACGGCAAATTACTGCATAGTCTATTTTTTAAGGACATGTTGAAATATGATGACATCCTTATCTCTGATGACGGAATAGAGTGCCATAAGAAGAATGACAAGGCGTTCTTCTATTTCGCGGATGAGAACTTAAAATATCCAGACGCAGAGAAAGTGATACAAAATTATCAGGCAAAACCCAGCGTTCCGCTTCCTCAAATATCCTTTAACATGGGCTTATTCGACATAATGAGGAAAGCTTTATATGAATGCGATCGATGCACGGCTACTTTCAAGGGCGTTAACGATGCCATCATTTTTGACAGCATGGTAGAAGACGTAAGCAGTATCGGATTAATCATGCCTTTATACAATGAGGCACTAAACCAACAAATATGAGAAATTTTATCAACAAACATTGGGTATTGATATTGGCCATAGCCTTTATTCCGGTAGGGAACAGAGTTTTTAACCATGTTGACGCATGGCTAGGAATAGTCATTATGTTAACTAGTTCATTATTTATAATTTACAAACTATTTAATTTTATCAAGAATGAAAAGGACAAGTTTTAAGTTTTTTACTATAGCGATAATCGCTATGGTATTTTTATCCTCTTGTGAACGTGTAGCACCTAATTACGCTGGGGTATTGATGGAAAATTACGGGAAACAAGGAAAGGATGATTTCAAGGTCGTATCGGGCAGGGTTTCAACTTGGGAATGGGGCACGGAATTATTTCAAGTCCCGCTATTCGACCAACGAGGCGAATTCGGAAGCCCTGTCACGTTAAAAGCCGCAGACAATACGGAGTTTAACGCACGCCCCACTTACTCCTACAAGGTTATCAAAAACAGGGCAATAGACGTTGTTTTCGATAACAAGCACATAGACAAGGCCGATACGGAATCAGGAAAAGACGGTTTTATGCAATCATTGGAGGATAACATACTAGAACCTCGCATCTATGACCTGATCAAGGAGGAAAGCCGTAAACATAAGACCGATAGCTTAATGGCAGATGGAGGTTCGCTTCTTTTTGAGAAGCGCCTTGAGCAGATCGTAGATAAGGAATTCGAGAAAAGAGGCCTTCAATTACTCACATTCTCAGCACAATTAGAATTTTCTAAGGCAGTACGAGAGAAGATCGATAGTCGGAATGAAGTTAACACCAATATTTCGGTTTTAGACCAGCAGATAGCGGAGCAACGGAAACGCAACGAGTTGGAGCAATTGAAAACGGAACAAGCGTTAATCACCTCGAGAGGATTGACTAAAGAAATTCTTTATAAGCAGTTTATCGACAAATGGGATGGTCGTACCCCCATTTATGGAGCGATACCCGATTTAATAAAGATTCAGAACTAAGGATATTAATATTAGAGTGTGTTTTTCATGGTATTAGATTTAGTTTTTATCCCCGCCGTCCGTGAGGATACGCGGGGATTTCGGGCGGTAAGTATTCCGGGATAAAACGTTACGGAGTGCGCATGACGTAAAGAGGCCGGTTCGATCCCGGCACCGTCCACCAACAACAAATAACAATCATGGATTTCGGTAACGACATTCCGGATTACGATCCGGATGATTTTGACAATTACGATTATGAGTGACATTTTTCAAAGCCTGTTATTCGCCTTCGGGGTGATAACGTTCATACTCGCTATCCTAGCGATAATTTTTATTGTATTAATCTTGATAGACGATAAGTACAAATGAGGAATATCGAATCACAGACCCAGCAAGCCTGCGTCAGATACTTCCGTCTCCAATATCCGAGATACGCAGGATGCTTCTTTAGCGTCCCGAACGGAGGACGGAGGGACACGGTAACCGGGGCTATATTAAAAGCGGAAGGGGCTTTGGCAGGGGTCGCCGATCTGTTCCTGTCAGTCCCGAATAACGTCCATCACGGTCTGTACGTGGAAATGAAGACAAGAAAAGGCCGGCAACAGGACAGCCAGAAGGCATTCCAGAAGGCGGTAGAGGCTCAAGGGTACAGATATGAGATATGCCGATCGCTGGACGATTTCATTACACTTATAAAAAACTACTTGAATGGCTAAGAAACCTAACAAGCAACCCGAGCGTATCAGATGCGCCGATTGCGTGCACGGCAAGCCTCACAAGGGTCTGGCCGTATGGTGCGAGATACTGAACACCGGAAGGGTAGCGAACTCCTTCCGGTATTGTGACAACTATAAACGATAACTTATATGAGAACGATCAAAGCGAACACGAAGGCAAACGGGGATATACTCCCGGAGCCTAAATTCAAGAGAATACCCGTAAGGGTTGACAAGAACACGATCATCCTCGTAAGGGAGGGTTTGAACGTGGAAGAGCATCTAAAAAGATTCAAGGACAAGGACAACACGCCACCGGGATATATCCCGTGGTTCTAAAAAAACTTCAATTTGTTTGGTGTTTAAAAAGAGCAATCAATATGATTAAATCATGATAATAGAAATCTTAAACTATCTAAGAGAAAAAAGAGACATCAAACTGAGGATGTCTCTTTTAAGCAAAGCTGGAGGATATACGATACAAGAACTCCCAATGGTATATTCATTCGTTCTAGGAGGTTTCCACTCTTTGCTTGAGTTAAAAGAGTTCAGGGAATGGAAAGAGCAAAAACGAGACAATGAGGTTATCAATCCATCTCAACCGACACCACTATAGCACATCACTAGGATGCGTGTCCTATATTTTTAAAGCAAATCATTTGGCATTTTGAATTTGAGTTGTATCTTTGCAGTGGACCCGCCAGTTCAAGTATTAGAAATACAATTTTGTCGTAGCTATTTTTATGGCTAGACATGGCGTGTTATATCTACAAAGATATAAAGGCTATCAATCCACATGGGTTACGACACTTGTGTTTTAACTTGGACTTGGCGGTTCGTGGGGCGATAGCCTTTTTTATATACTCAAATTTCATTAACATGCCAAGTCCTATGAAATCTGCGAGTGTAACGAACAACAGTAATTGCACAACCACGTCCGCTCACGAAACGAGCTTCCTATCATGGCGATCCATCGCCAAGCTATTAACCTTCATGTCATTCGGCTTGCTCGAGTGCGATAACAAGAACGACGTTATCGGCTATGTCAAGGTACTAATCTTATTGATGTCCGCATTCATTTTAGCCGGGCTGGAAGGAGGTACGCTATGAGTACTCCAACAGCACGTCAACAAACTATCAAGATCAACCGCCTATCCAAGGAGAACGACCAGCTTTCCAAGGAATTGGAGCACGTGAAAGAACAGCTCAGATGGTCTCGCATCACGTCCTCGCAAGAGACGGAGCTAAAGAACTCGTGCTTCTTCTTCATCGCCGCCAAGGGGCTATTCACCGAATGGCACGAGTGGCACGACAAGAGGATAACAGAGAGGTTGATGGACGAGATCAAGAGGACTATCAAATAGCCCTACCCTACTCACGTATTAAGATTTTAAAAGCCCCGGTCTAGGCCGGGGAGTATATCGTACACTTTAAATTTAAGTAATCATGGATATAAAGAAAATGTCAAACAAGGATCTCAAATATGGCATAGACCGATGCAACGCAAGGTTGGCCGGAATAATGCCAATGGGATACATGGACAAGGAACGATGCCTTCAGGCGTTGGAGCAATATAGGAAGGAATTATATAATAGAGGAATAATATATTGACATGGACACATCTAAAAAAACATTTCTTTTTAATGCTGATTGGTACGAGGTGTTAGTGGATTATCCTTCGGAGATCAGACTTGAAGTGTACGAGGCGGTTATTAGGTATGCCGTATCGGGGACACTATCGGAGCTGAGACCGCAGGCTAAAATGGCATTCTCCTTCATTAAAAGAGAAATCGATTTCAATCAAAAAAAATATGATGAGAGAGTATCCAACAATAGGGAATCCGGTAAAAAAGGAGGTAATCCAAATTTCAAGAAAGGCAAGTCAAACCCCTATTACTCAAAGGGTAAAGAAGACAACCCAACATTACCGAAGATAACCGAAGATAACCCAACATTACCGAAGATAACCCTATATGATAATGATATTGATAATGATAAAAAAAGAAAATATATAAAAGAAAAATTCGAGGCTTTCCGAAAATCATATCCGGGCACTAAAAAAGGTCTTGACGTTGAATTCAACAATTTTGTCAAAAAGCATAAGGATTATGCCGAGGTCATAGACTTATTGCCTTTAGCCATAAGCAAAGAGATAGAATGGCATAACGAGAAAAAGAATTCCGGCAATTGGGTGCCCGAATATCCGCACTTGACAACTTGGATAAACCAGCGAAGATGGGAGAGTGAGTTTGAAAATATAAACGAGAATGAAGACAAGCAACAGAATGGATCGAGACAGGTTTACATCGTCCCAGATTGACGGGAAACTACCTCCCCAAGCCAAGGAGATAGAGCAGATAATACTAGGGGCTTGCCTCATAGAGAGCGACGCTTTCGAGAAAATCGTCTCGGAACTATCTGAGGCCGATTTCTACGACAAGAGGAACCAATCGGTATTCAAGGCCATATCCGGGCTATACAAGGAGAGAAAGCCCATAGACATGATGACGGTCACCCAAGCGATGTTGTCATCCGGAGATCTCGAGAGTATAGGGGGGCCGATCTACATAGCCTCCCTTACCTCCAAGATTGGGTCATCGGCCCATATACTGGACCACGCAATGATAGTCAAGGAGCGATCCATACAGAGGAAAGGGCTGGTGATAGCCAATGAACTTGAGAACGCTATCTATTCCAACGAGGATATAGGTGACGTACTGCACAAGGCCATAAACGGATCAGAGAGCCTCATGGAGGAGCTTATCGGGAAGTCCAATGGCGAGCATATATCCAAGGCTCTTAAAGGCTCCATGGACGGTTTATACAAGCGTGTGGAGATGGCTAGGAAAAACATCCGGTCTGGTGTAGACACTGGGCTTCACGACCTGAATAAGATCACTAACGGCTGGCAACCGGGAAACTTGGTGATAATAGCCGCTAGGCCCTCCATGGGAAAGGCTCTAAGGATGGATGCCAAGGTATTGACACCTTCTGGATGGAAACTGAACAAGGATCTTGCGATAGGCGACCAAGTTTGCTCCGTAGACGGGGCTGAATCACGTGTGACCGGCATATTCCCGCAAGGACATGTCAAGACATACATGGTCGAGTTCTCGGACGGTCGCAAGATCGAATGCTGTGGCAGCCACTTGTGGAGCGTAATATCTTCCAAGTTCAACGCCAAGGCCGAAAGGGTCGTATCTACCCTAGAGCTTATGGACTTGATAAGCAAGGAAAGATATTCCGGCAGAATAAGCATTCCTCGTTTCTCCGGGATATTCGGAGAAAAGAAAGATTTCGTGATCCACCCATATCTCATGGGAGTCTTGCTAGGAGATGGAGTCTTGAGCAAGGGGGTTAGCTGGTGCAAGCCGGACAAGTTCATCGCTGATAAGATCCAAGGTATGGTCGACTACGATGTTATCGTGTCGGATGATCGCTTCCTAGTGACCAACAAGGAGAACAGGAAGGTCAATAAATACCTGTCAGAGCTAAAGAGCCTAGGATTGTTGAATGTCCATTCCTACGAGAAGTTCATCCCGGACATGTACATTGACGCATGCAGGGATCAAAGGGTTGAGCTGTTGAACGGTCTTCTCGATACAGACGGGGATATAGACAAGAATGGGGCTATATGCTACAACACCACGAGCGCTAAATTGGCGAGAGGCGTACAAACACTTTGCTGGTCTTTAGGATATAAATGTTCCTTGAGAGAAAGACGCTCATTCCTTTATGGCGAGCGGAAAAGGAACAGTTTCAGGCTCGTGATCGTAGCGGACAATCCTAGGGAATGCTTCACGCTCCCAAGGAAATTCAACAGAGTGAGGCCAGACCGGAGGAACAAACCTTTGACCGTGATGTCCGTGACACCGACCAACCGCAGGGTTGAATGCCAGTGCATATCGGTATCGCATGAGAAGGCCTTGTATATAACGGACGACTACATAGTCACCCACAATACCGCCGTGATGCTTCACTTGGCCAAATCAGCGGCTAGATCCAAGATCCCGGTTGCGATATTCTCGCTTGAGATGTCAGACATAAGCTTGGCTAACAGGCTGATCCTCTCCGAGTGCGACGTAGATCCGGAACGGTTCAAGTCCGGGTATATGACAAACGAGGAGATCAACAAGGTAGAGACGGCAGTGAATGAGCTTTGGAGACTTCCGATCTACGTCGATGACAACCCGTGCGTGACGATGGACTATATCCGGTCACGATGTAAAATACTGAAGAAACAAGGCAAGTGCGGGATAATCATGGCCGACTATCTCCAATTGGCGGAGAGCGGTGAACGGGAAGGAAGCCGTGAACGTGAGGTAGCGAAGATGTCCAGAACCGCCAAGATCACGGCGAAGGAGTTAAAGGTTCCCTTCTTGCTCTTATCCCAATTGAACAGGGGAAACGAGGCCAGACCGGACAAGAAACCCCTCCTATCAGATCTTAGGGAATCCGGGGCTATCGAACAAGACGCTGATATCGTAATGTTCATCCATAGGCCGGAGTATTACAAGATCGAGGTAAAGGACAAGAACGGGAACGTCGAACACAACTATGGGGAGTTGATCGTGGCCAAAAATAGAGACGGGGCCACGGGATTAGTAAAATTCAAGCATAATGACGGTATGACCAAGTTCTACGATTACGGGAGTTATGACAAGGACATGCCATTTTAAGAACAAGATAATGGAAATAACAGACAGATTAAGAAACACCCCTACCGGGTTCACGGTAAAAGTAGGGGAAATAAACGTGCAGGTATTGAGATTCAAGCCATACCTCAATACCAAGGCAACGGTTTGCAGAGGATGCGTCTTCCGGGACGATGGAGCGAGATTCTGCGAGTACAGCAAGGCTTGCATGGCCCATCTGAGGCCGGATCACGAGTCGGTGGTGTTCGCTAAAACAAATAAGGTTTAATCATTTATCATAGTTGAATACCGTATTCTCTATGATGAGAGTAAATAAAAATCAAATATTATGGCTATAAGCGAAGTTTACAACGAGGATTGTATGGACTATATGAGAAACATTCCTGATAAATTCTTTGATCTAGCTATCGTTGATCCACCGTATGGTATAGGAGAGGACTGGAAGAAAAGGAATAATGGGTATAAATTCAAGGATACATCCTATAAGAATAGCCCCATCAAGGATGCGTCATACTTCGATGAGTTAAAAAGAATTAGCAAGGATCAGATCATATGGGGATATAATTATTACACCCAATATCTAGGAAATACCAACTATTTGATTGTTTGGGATAAGATGAGCAACAATAACGATGTGTTTAAATACTCGAAATGTGAGATAGCCTACGTGTCAAAAAAAATCCCATGCAATCTTGTCTCCATTCCGTGGGATGGATATAGGATGGGACATGAGACCGGAAAGAGAAAGATACATCCACACCAAAAACCGCTCTCATTGTATTTATGGATTTTGAAAAATTACGCCAATCCCGGTGACAAAATTTATGACTCTCATTTGGGGAGCGGAAGCAGCCGTATAGCCGCCTATAAAATGGGTTTTGATTTTTACGCAACCGAGATAGACAAGGAATATTTCAATGCCCAAGATAAAAGGTTTAAGGAAGAATGCCTAGGTGAAATCATATTACCTAGTGGTAAAAAGATAATACAGACATCAATGTTTCAATTATAAATAAAACGATCATGAAAATGGAAAAAGAAACTATAAAGAACAAAGTATTTGAGATCATTGAGAGTAAACGTTATCACAAAGGTCAGCCACTTACGATGGAATCCAAGCTGGAGGATGATCTATGGATGGACAGTCTTGACGAGATAGAGTTATTAATGGAATTAGAGAAAGAGTTTGGCATATCGATCCCTGATGATGATCCCGGACGATGCCTTACCGTAAAGGACGTTGTTGATTATATAATCCGGAGGATGAAAGAATGAGACAATACAACGATTGGGAAGAGATCGACAAGGACACGAACGGCCTTGTCACCTCGCTAACATACATGGTACTTTTCGTTAACGACCAAGCGTATAACTACACGGTATCGCTCATGGAGGCCATTAGGAATAGCGAGCACTACAGGCATAACGCCAAACGGACGGCCAACGCTATCGAAAAAGAGATAGACGCTTATAACACGAACATCTTCCGGATAGCCAAGGCCAATAAGGAGGCGTTCGCCGAGATAACGCAAAGCATGGAGGAGGACGTACAGCCTCATATTGAGAGGTATTATTACACGATCAGCCAGATATTGCTGGATCACGGGGTATCGGGCTCATCTAACCGGATCGCATCCCTGTCATCCACGATAAACATGCTGGCGCAGATGTCTAGGATCACGATAAGCGATTTCGGCGACAGGATGCGGGGGATCGTCCCGTTGGCGTACAATCCCCTTTCCTATCTGGCACTGGACAAGGTGGAGTACCTGAGCGATCGGTTATCAAGTGAGGTCACGGGGAAGGACGTGAGAATAAACTTAAATGAGCAGCCCGGGATCGTGAAGGCGTTCACGGCGATAACGAACGCTATACTTAGGCCGGAGGTCTTTGAGAAGGCTTTTGACAGGGCGGGATAATTTTTCAAGGATTTTATTTGGCGTTTTGGAAAGAAGTGGTACATTTGCAGCGAACTTCATACACATAGGCAAGCGGAAGCCTGCCATATATAGCGGGCATTTTTTATGCTTATAAGATCGTTGCATCTATATGATATAGCGGTTGTTTCTCCCGTGTGGAGCGTTAATGCGCCCACTGCCTATGTGGTGAAGTTCAACGGGTCGGAAGCAACCGCTTTTCGCTTGCCCTGCTAAATAGGGATGCAGCACAAAACTTTCCTGTAATGCCTAAAGAACTTCAAAAATGGCAGAAATTACAACAAACGTAGGGGCGTTAATCCCCATTAATGAGAGTAATGGCAAGAAAGCCGTTAGCGCAAGAGCTTTGTACGACTTTTTAGGTTGTACAGAAAGATTCCAGTCTTGGTTTGATCGGCAACTACAGTACGGTTTCGACGAAAACAAGGACTATGTAGGGTGTAAAGTATTTAACACCCTTGCGAATCAAGAACTTCAAGATTACGCAATGACATTAAGCATGGCGAAAGAAGTATCAATGATCCAAAGAAGCGAGAAAGGGAAGCAAGCCCGCCGTTACTTCATCGCTTGCGAGGAAAGACTGAAAGAAAGCAAATCAATTAGCCAATCCAGACCATCGTCCGTCACCCCGACAAAAGTCCGTGCCGGAATCGAATGGGTGAAAGGCGTAAGTGAGATGCTGAACCTCAATGACGTTTCCAAGTTGTCATTACTGGAGAAGGTAGCCACGCCACTTGGATTGCCATTGCCCGATTACGTGCCGTCAAAAGGAGTGATGAAGTCGGCTACCGATCTACTCAACGAGAAAGGTTACAAGGTATCACGGAATCAATTCTACAAAAGGGCTATCGAGCTAGGATATATCGAACGTATATCACGTAAATCATCTAAAGGCAAGATCAAATATTTCAACTCCATATCCAAGAAAGGACTCGAATACGGAGAGAATCAGATAAACAAGAACAACCCGAAGGAAACTCAACCGGAGTGGTATGTGGACAAATTCGATTCTCTTATGCTAGTATTGGGATTTTCAAAGATGGAGGAGTTGAACTATGCAGGCTAAAGAATACGATTTCACGTCCTTCAACGAGTTCATTAACAAGGTTATCAATCCATCGGAAATGTGCGAACAATTGACAGACCTTGTATTCAATTACTCATGGTGCATCAACGAGGAAACGGTGGATCGTTTCAAGGACGATATCGCCACGATCTATATGTTGCTAGGGGAGTTCAAGAAACTTGCCGAGCAGAACTAATAATCTATCCGGGGCGTTCCTTTCATGGGATGCCCCTTTAAATCAACAAGAGAAAAATTAGCATGAGAAATAAAGAACTAATCGCTCTATTACAAGAGCAAGACCCGGAAGCGGAGGTCATTATAGAAACATCCGATAACTATACCTACGATATAGTGGACGTTACGTTTGAGGAACAAATTGAGTGCTTGGTTATTCATGAGGGATAGATATGGATAATAAGGAATATTTAACAACGAATTATAACATGAATCAAATTTGCACGAATAAACAACAATCATCCCGCCTATTAGAGGTCGGGGTGAGACCGGAGACGGCGGACATGTCATATCACTTTACGAGAAGCAGAGTGCCTGCGCTGGAGTGGGAACTACAAACGAAACCGCCTACATTGAGAGGTAGGTTTTGGACACCGCAAAGAATAGCTAAACTTGCAATGCCTTTTCACAAACATTCTGATGGTACACACATGACGGGGGAAGAAGTGTTTGACCATCTATGGGGTAAGGATATCCCGGCTTGGTCTCTATCCAAGCTGATAGACATGATACCCGATCAAATAGAATGTGAGGGATATAACTATTACCTATTCATACTTCCACGAGATAAAGAATTCACTATAAAGTATTCCGCTGGAAGTAACCTTGCCAAGTCATATTGCAGGGAGAGCCTTTTTGATGCTATCACAGAAATGATTGAATGGCTTATCAAGGAAGGACACCTTGACAATAGAAACTAAAAAAAGCCCAAAGTTACAGGACAATGGGCTTGTGTCTTTTCTCGGACAAGGGAGATAGGACAAGGAGGTGAATGACAGTTCACCAGATTGGAGGTGTTAATGTTCCAACCAAACGCAATGCAAATATACAGGTTTACCGTATACTAACAATGTGTGGTTAGCAATATTTAAATATTATTTAAAATCATGGAAAGAGATATTGATAAGAGACAGACGGTAGAAGAAGCGGCTCATTTCTTCGCTGAAAGCAGGAGTAGCGGTAGTGCATTCCCGGCGTATTATCAGGGATTTATAGCAGGTGCCGAATGGGAAATGGCAGAAGCTATTAATGCTCACTGGAAAAGTTGTCCAAACCTCTCTAAAGACAATGATCGAATGTGCAATCAAATGAATGATTGCAATCAGAATTGCGAGTACATGAGGTCTTTTATTAGACTATTAAGAGGAATAGTATTAACCGAGCCTTCCCGGGAAGGCTCATAATTTAAAAGATATGAAAGAAAAAATAGAAGAAGCTAGAAAAAAAGCACTTTGTTATTATCATGATCTTATTGCCAAATGTCTTGAAGTACATGACATTGATCTAACAACAATCATCAGTGATTGTGTAACAGCGGGATATGAGGCCCGTGCAGATGAAGTTATTGAACTTCGAGTAAAGTTAGATCGAAAAGTGAGTCAAAAACTTGAGTATGAGAAACTATACGAAGAAGCTAAAGATAAACTTTATAAAGCGGGGATAGAGCCATGCCCTATTCGAGAAAACAATCATTCACGTAACTCATAATTAAGAAAAATGAGCAAATTATAATTTATGAAACTAGGCAAGCAAACAATAGTATTCTTGGCCGTAAACAAGAATGGTGACGAGGTTATTCTTGATAACTTCCCAGTGCGGCAAGGAGAGGTATGGACGGACGATAGATCGGCGCATGACGAGGAATATTTTTCCGTCGAGGATCACAATTCGGCGATCGTACTTCCAAAAGGCAGTATATATAGGTTAACAGGTAGATACTTAACGTGGGAAGACGATCCCATATCTCTTAAATCCGTCATTGAGGAACTTCCTTGATGGTTATCTATGTGGAATGATAGATTCATTATAATAGGCACATCAAGTGCCGTATCCGAGCCATCACCTCATAGAAGTTGACAGGCTCGAAATCCAAGGAATCCGCGAGGCGGTCTATCTCCCGTCTTACGGATTCCTTTTTCTTTTTATCTTCTTTTTTCTTTCCCATAACTCATCGTTTATATCGTTCCTGTGACGATGGCAATCGCAGATGAACATCCTTATCTCATCGGACATCAAGGCTCCTATATCGCCAGCCAAGTAAGCGATAGGCTCCCCTCCGATCTCCAGATCCAAGGCCAAGGACATATGATCCGTCAAGTGCCGGCACTCGTGGAACAACGAATTAGAGAACTCCCTGTAAGACGAGGTCCGGCCTATCACCATGACGGATTCCCTTCGCCGGTAGTTGGAATAAGTAAGTCCCACGTCCAGCTTGCAGGATCCTACGTTGCCATAAGCCTCCCGTATCTTGCTTTCCGGGCAACCGGCCCTCCTCAATAGGGCTATGATATCGGATATCCTCGAGCAGGTGACGTTATACAGTACGTGGATCACCCAATCGTATCTCTTGATATGGTAATCCCGTCGTATCATCTCCTTACCGTCTTGAACTCCCGCTCTATCCTCCTCCTTTGTTGCCGGGTGAGATTGGTTGCCTTGAGATTGCCCACCACCTCGGATACCTTGTCAAAATCCTTCTCTGGCATACTCGCCAGCACGTCCTTGGGGGACTCTCCCTTCAAGATCCTCAGTATGTAGCCCCAGCCTCCCATCACATCATCTCCTCCCAGATTATAGGCGTGCCGGACCCGATGCAATCAGCGTAGAACCGGGTGAACACTATCCCGTCGTAAGCGTCCGGATCGTCGCAGACGTTCTTGACATAAAGAGCGGCGTACTGCTCGTTAGGCACTGAGGAGCCAAGGTAATCGGCCTTGCACATGTTGGCGGCGTAAACATAATCGTATCCACCCTTTTTCTTCACGTCAACGCTATACTTCTTCAGCATCTCATCCACCTGTTCCTTCGTGAAAGGGGTTATCTTGACCTTCTTCCCGTTTCCGTCCTCCTTCTCCATCATGGATACGGCCCAATCGCACATGGCCTTGGAAAAATGCCAGCCATACGCCTTCAGGTAGGATCGCATCCCGGAAGGGAAATCATCATACATATCTAGTCTCATATTCCTCTGTTTTTTAGGAGGGGGAAACCGGTCCCCCCTCATGGTTATCTACGATATCGTCTCGAGTAGCGTCCGGTGCCCGGTACCCCACGGCGATTGCCATAGCCTCCCCCGGATGATCCACGACCGCCGCCACGGTTGCCGTAGCCGCCACGCTCCCACATCTCACGGAACTCGTCGTCGTCCTCGAACTCATCGTCTTCGTCTTCCTCCATGCGGTTGCCATAGCCTTCCATGGCCTTCCGCTTTCCTTCCTTACAGCCAAGCTTATAGGCCTCCTTCGCCAGTTCCAACATATCCTCGTCTTCCATGGCGTCGAATTCCTCGATCAGCTCTCTCAGTTTTCTGCTATATGTTCCCATATCACTCTGTTTTTTTATTCTTGTTATTATTACCGTTCACGGAACCGACAAGTTGCTCCATCATGGCAACCAACCTTGCGTTAGCCTCCTTCAGATCGGACATCTCGTTTCTCATGTTAGCGATCTCACTCTCCCTCTCCTTCTCCCGGGCAAACTCAGGGTTCAGTATTACCAGCATCTTCTCGCACCCCTCAATCACGGATTTATGGTAATCGATGCTGTCAAGTGCCTGTCGGCTTTGCTGCATCATGGCGTTGATCTCCGTATTCAGGGCACCTAGATCGCATGACACAACCAGTTTCTCCCCATTTGTAGTGGGGTAATCCGTAATGGTAACGTCGGACAAGACGTTGGAGAAGCTGACGTTGTCCTCACCTACCTTGGCCTTTATGTCCACCACGATTTTAGCTTGCGGACCATACATGTTGAAATTTGGATTCTCCGGTCTCGGAGGGGACACGCTGACTATGCTTCCAACCTCACAAAAAGGCGTATTCCCCTTATGAAGGATATATAAAGGATTCCCTTGTCTCTGATTCTTGAACATATTTATTGGTTTTTATGAGAGCCGGATCGCTCCGGTCTCTCGTTGATACTCTCTCACACCACTCCCGTCATTATCTGGAGCGTATTATTGCCCGACTCATAGTAACACAAGTAGATTCCGGTGCCGGTTATATCGGATGCCGTGACATCTGCGCCGTTAATGGTCGTTAGCGCCTGCGTGGAGCCGTTCGTGTCAAACACTACCGGCAACGTCCCGGTAGTACCAGCCGGGATAGGCTGGGCCAGACGGAACAAGATCAACCCGCTAAACGGGGCTGACAGGAACGGGTGATTGCGGAAGGAGAAACGAACGTTGGTCGTCCCGACCGTAACGCCCGTGCTCTCCAAACGTGGGATACCGTTCTTGTTCGCCATTATGAAAGGACTAATGAATGCCATAACTCTTTATTTTTAGGTTATTAACTCATTATCCCCATCCGTTGCCGAAGTTTCCCCAGTTACCGAGACCTAGGCCTAATCCGTACTGGGCGGCCACGCAAGTGGGTATGCCTACCACGGGGGAGTAAGGAACCTTTGCCACCTCCGGCTGGTTACACTCGATCTTGGCCAATCTTGAGCTCAAATCACCCAAGGCGTTACCTAGAGGGGCGGTCTGCGCCTGTAGAGTAGCGGCGAAATAGGCGTTCTGGTTGCTTTGGGAGATCTGTCCTTTCAAGGCTAGGTTCTCCGCCGTCAAGCGATCCATCTTGTCTTGTTGATACAAGTTCTTGAAATCACGAACCTCGTTGATGATATCACGGGTGTTCTGCAGACCTGAGTCACGGAGAGTCAACGTGTTGTTGTTCATCGTATTCACCAGCGTGTTTGTCTGGTTGCAGCTAGCCAATTGGTTCTCGTAGCCCATCTTAGTGATGTTGTTGTTAACCGTGCAGCAGCACTCGGCGATCTGGCTCAATAATTGATTGTTACCACTTTGGACGGCGTTAATGATTTGTTGGGAACTCATGCCTACTTGGTTACCCACGCTCTGGATCTGTCCTTGGATCTGGCAGATAGCGTTTTGTAATTGTTGGGTTGAGCAATTCAAGGAAGATGACAATTGGCTGATAGCCGTTCCGTTTCCTTGGATAGCGTTCATCAACAATTCACGACCAGCGTCATTGTTCAATTGAGCCGGTAATCCGTTAGCCCCGTTGTTGCCGAAGCCGTTGCCACCCCAGCCTCCCCATACGAAGAACAGGAGGATGATCCAGATCCACCAGCAACCACCACCGCCCCAAGCGTCTTGATTGCCCTTATTGTTCATCAAAGCCGCTACCAAATTGGGGTCCAATGATTTTCCACCGCCACCCATCAAGCTCGGGAGAAAGGCCATGATGTCAAACTTACTTCCACCGGAATTACCTCCTTCGGGAGTACCGATAAAATAATTTCTATCCATTATCTTTAATTTTTGTCGTTAATCCGGCACCATTACCGGACACGACAAAAATCATGAGAAGGGCTTTGCTAAATAAATATCTCCTTGCTAGCTTGTTGCGAGGTTGTTGCTAGTTCTTTGCGGAAGGGGATGACACAAAAAAAGCCCCCAGATTTTTGGGGGCCATAGGAAGCATAAGGATAGCGGTTAATTATAGATTTATAGCCAATAATTCCTCTCCTAGTTTATGAAGGGCATTCTCCAATTTAACGGTTTGCTCTGGGCGTGGGTTACGTAAACCTGACGCATAATGCCATAATTGCTTTTGGTTTATGCCCGTAATACGTTCTAATCCAGCTTTTGTGAATATCTTTGAGTAGAAATCCAAAAGAGATTTAACATCCATTTTAAACGCCAAACAATACTCACCTTTAAGTGCCTCTGGAATAGCATCGCCAAACTCATTACATTCATCTATTAGTACGTTAATAGAATCAATTATACATTTTTTAATTTCTTCCACGCTTTTACCTGTTGCCACGATACCATCCACTTCTTGCAGATATGCCGAGTAATTATTATCGGTTCTCTCGATTATAACAGTCAACGTTTTCATATTGATATTTTTTAGGTTCATGTTTGCTAATTTATCACTCATCCAAAATGAAAGCAGGACTGGCTATATGTCCTGCTATCCATTGGATGTAATCAAATTTTATCAAAGTCAGACTCGCTTAGCCCGGCTTGTTTTAATATTGATTTTAGCGTACCGATTGCTAGATCGTCACTAGGACTCCCCGGAATAGGAATAGAACGGGGTTCTCCGTCTTTCCTGAATATCCTGTGATCTCCTCTAGTTCTTATGTGCGCCCATCCATTCGCTTCCAATAAGGCAATAACAGCCTTGATCTTTCTTACCATGTGCTAATCCTTTTGGTTAATAAAATCATCATCTTGGATGAATGAACGCACAAAGATAACTATTTTTCTATCACCTACAATATTTTCGGTAACTTTTTTTCTATCATTAGTATAACATTTGAACTTTGAAAAAGTTATAATATAATCATAACTATTCATTTATGCTATCTTTAACGCTCTCCACCGTCCTCCTCAGATAGTAACTCCTCTTGATCCTGTCCGGGTACAAGTTACGCATCCTGTTGACCGCCTGCCTCGTCATTCCCGTCAGATCGGATATGATATTGTCGCTTAACTTGCGATCGGCCAGTATGGTTATAGCCACTCCCCTAGCGTCAACATTGCGTTCTTTGTTGTTACTAAACATCATTATCGGATCGGTCCCGCACTCCTTGCATACCGCCTCTATCACTTTTTTGTAAAAAATTTCCACCTTATTCATAAACTTTTTATTTCGTGGTTTGTTTTACTATCAAAGCCGGGCAAAAAAATGCACGGCAGAAAGACTTATAAGAATCTTCCCGTCGTGCGTGGCATGAAAAATAATCAAACTTCCGATCCGATTATTTAGGGAAGATTCTTTTTTCTTTATCTCCCCGCCAACTCGTCCTCTCGGAGTCATTGGATAACACTATGTATCAATATTAAATCACCCTCTCTTATTAATGATCCACCATAACATGGCCGCAATCATCCCTCCTACCAACAGATACCACCATACCCTAAGATGAATGAGCCTCGTTCCCTTATCCACGTTTATCGTTTCTCTCTCATCGGTAACTACCGTCTCATTATTCGTCCTCACCTCTGTCATATCAGATCCGGACGAAACGATCTTCTCGCCTGATTCCTCTCGCTCCTTTCCTATGGTTATATCGGATGTCTTGACAGGATATATGTTCCCCACGCTGTCTGGAGAAGACCACTCCACGACCAAGATCCGGGCGCTCAATCTCTCGTTAGATAATATCCGCTCTATGGCCGAAAGGCTGTCTTTTTTAAAGATACTATCCGATAGACTGACACTTGTAGTGGCATGCCTCTCCGTATCCGTGGATTTCTTGGAAGTTCCACAGGCACAGAGAAGGCATAATAATATGACGAACCATATTTTCATAGCAGATTCCACCCCGCAATAACATCCGACATATCTGCCTCTCTCCCATTCTCCACCTTGCTCATACCAGACACAATTCGGATCATCTGCTCGCGATCATTGATGTTGATAGGATCATCAGCCGGGATGCCGGCGTAACCGGATACGGCCTTTACGTAAGCCTCCGTGTCGTTCTCGTTTTCAGGAGCCCAACGACCGATCATCTTGCGGATCGTGTCCAAATTATAGTTGTTATAGTAGTTACGCAAGATCCGGAATATGGCACGGTAGCCATACGCCATCGTCTCAAACTGTTTGAACGACTTGTCCTTGCTCGGACGTATCTCACCTTGGAACAAGTCTCCGTTGATCCGGATGTTTCCCGGGTTGTTGTTCCGATACCCACGAGGTAAATTATTTTTCCCCATATTTTACTCTCCTTTCTTCTTTTTATTCATGGCATTGGATAAAGCGTTTGTCAAAGCGTCCTCCAAAACCTTTTGCGTTACAACCTTACCGATCATGTCGGCTGTCTTACTCGCCTGCCTCCTTTGTTTGGCGTCAGCCTTCTCCCAGATAGACCGAACCTCCGTTATCAAGATAAATACGGTCACTATCGAGGATACGACCGGGACATTGGTCAAGAAAGGCAGATGGATAAATTCCCAGAACCGGCACACGTAGCAAACCGAGTCTATCCCGCACGCTATACATACGCTACCAGCGTAAAGTATGAACTTACTGACCGTCCTACGCATGCCATACGAATTACGCTCCTCGCCCTTCAATTTAGCCTTGTAATAACCCGAGGCGAAATCCCACCCCATCGCCACCATAACGATGAACATCTCAAACACGACTACAGTCAGTAGCTCCCTCATACTGCAAATCATTTTAAAAAATTCCATTCTTCCGATCCTTTTTTTTATTTAGTTATAAAACCACTATGCTCTCCTCCTCTCTCGCCGCCTCCCACTCGGCGAAATCGCTATCCACACGGTCTTTCAACGCCTTCCTCTCGTTAAGGAACGTCTTATAAGACTCCACGTATGACAAGTCCAATATGCCTAGCTGGGCGGCGTTGTAGTCGTTCAGCTTCTTTTGCTCCACGTCCTTGTCCCATAGGGCGTTGATACAGGCCTCCAATATCTTGTTGGCAGTTAACGTGGCCCATATCCTGACCTCGTTGTAACTATAGGAGATCACGGGGGCCATATCGTCACCCATCTCCCTTGTCTCCTCTCTAACGTCCCACCGGTACAGGTAGGAACCGTCACCGTCCCGCTCTATTTTAGGCGGCATTGTGTCGCTCCATGATCGCTTCATAAAACTCTGGTTTTAAAATTTTCTTAGCTAAATGCTTGCTATCGCTATCATATATCCAGCCCAGCCAACCGGCTAGACCTGCCTTGTATTCCGTTAAGGATATATTCGGGACTTTATTCAATCTAGCCGCCGCACGACATAGATTTTGCTTAGTCCTCTTCCTTATCCGTATATGCTCCTTATAGAAAACGAACCCCACGAAATCTATACCACGGCCGCTTTTATCCGATCTTCTCTCAGCGATCTTAAATATCTGGTAATTCCCTTTCAGCTCCAACTTCAACACAGCCAATCTATCGATAAGCCACGGAAGTAATACGTTTCTCAAGAAACACTTATCATGATGGAAAAAAGTCATGTCATCCGCGTATCTGATATAATGCCTTATATCTATAATCTCCTTTATCTCGTGATCCAGATAGGCGAGATAAAGATTCGCAAGATATTGGCTAAGATAATTCCCGATCGGAACGCCGGGAGCGGAATCAATGATCTCATCCAACAACATAAGCAAGCGATCGTCCTTGATCTTCTTCCGAGCGATGCCTTTCAACACCTCATGGTCTATTGACGGATAGAATTTGCGGATATCAACCTTGAGGCAATAGACGGATTCACGATCGGACAAAGCCCGTCTTGTCCTCTTATACGCCTCCGTTATTCCTCTTCCCTTGATACATGATGTCGTATCAGCCGTGAACACGGAAACCCATATAGGTTCCATGACGTTCATTATGGCATGATGCAATATCCTGTCCGGATAATAAGGGAGCTTGAAGATGATCCTTTCTTTTGGCTCATAGATGGTATCAGTCCGGTACTTGGAAGTCTTGAACGTGCCATCCAGCAGAGACTTTAGTAAACGGCTTAGATTACCCTCTTTGTCCTTGTCGAACAACCTTATGCCGTATGAATCCTTCTTTCCCCTTCGGGCTTTCATGTCCGCAAGTATCAAGTTGTCCATATTCGCTATCTTATCAAATAAATTCCCTATTCTCTTCATTTTATTGTCATTAATTTGCTTTTTATCATAGGGAGTCTTCGGTTTCCCTACCAACACCCTTTATATGGGGAGACTTTTTTCGCCAAGAGGCGAGGCCACCATCCCTGTTTGTTATCTAAATATCTTTTCCCCTCTCTAAAAGTATAGGCGTGAACCGATGTTACGATTCGCATCGGAAGGCGCATTATTCGTATTCACGTTAGCGAGGCCTGCATTCGACCTGTTGTCCGCGTTACCGCCAACCAGCACCACCTAGGGATGATCGACCCTCATTCCGTCATTCGAGATAATACCTGTTCCCGGAGGCTCGCATCGTCACTTTCCTAGGGAACTTGTCCATCTCCTTTATCTTACCAAGAACGTACTTGATCTCTTGGGAGTTCGTAAAGAATTTCTTGGCATCACTATCCTTATCCTCTAGATTCTCCTTGATCATGACAAGCGCCCTGTCTTTCCCGAACTTGGTGGACACGCCATCCATGTAATCAATTACCCAGAACGTGAGATTCGTCAACTTCTGTTGGGTGATCTCCGGACAATTAAAATGCCTTGAGTTCTTATCCCTTGGGATATTCAAGAACGACAAGCTGCCGTCATCTTTATTCTTTTCTTCTTCCATTTTTATCCTCATTAAACGTTATACAAAAAATTCCCGACGTGATACGTGCGGCTACGCCGACGTTTTACGATATTCGGGGAAAAAGCAAAGGCGAGAACCGAAGGCACGATACGCATCGGAAGGCGCATTACCCGCACTCACGTAAGCGAGGCCCGCACCCGACCCGTTGCCCGCGTTACCGCCAACCAGCCCCACCTGCATGCGGTTAGCCGATGTATAGGTGTAGTAGTAGTCGCACCAGTAGGTAGAGGAGCTACCGCCGACCTCCGTGGACACTATATCGCCATCTTCCCCAAGCAACATCTTCTTGGCATAACCGTTTGTACGGCAGATATTGCCCTTCTTGTCATAGCCGGTGTAAGAGGTGTCGCTGAAATTCGACGGGTCATCGGTAGTCCATAATATGGATAATCCCGCATCGCCCGTGGTGACCTGTATATTGGCCCCGTCAGTATATTTCCATATATGGCCGAACGGATTCTCTATACCACGATACCTGTTAGCCATCAACGTGGCGTGAGTACCACCGGAAGCGTTCTTCACCACATATGCCTTCTCTCCCGAGCCGTTCCCGAACTCGTTGGTATAGCCGCATGGGATAAGGGGGTTGATGTTGTTGAAGTTAGTCCAATCCGTCATTTGCGTCGGTCCCGGACCTAAGCCACCTTGGGCGAAACCGTTAGCGTCCTTCTGGGCGTTGAAAGGCTTCTGGCTGTCCAGCGTGGCGTACTCGACGGCGAATAGCCAGAACAGGATCTTGTGGGCGTTATAGGTATACATTTCCCATCCGCTGCCTCTTTTCCTCGCGGCTTGCCGGAATTGGTCCCGGGTGAGGTTGGTGACGGGGCGGCCGAGTAGGGAACGGTAGGTATCATCCCATTCAGCGGTATTGTCGCCACCTCTAAAATTAGTTGAATTAGGATCACTTAATTTACTAGCTCCAGCCGCCGAACATAATAAATTATCGGTTCTATACATTCTGGCTTCATATGTTGAGATATAGAACTTATCTACATGTTTATACCCAGGTAATGGAATTTCGGACAACATCTTCCTAAATTTAGTGCCATTAAAATACAATTTATACCAATGTTCAGGTATCTCTGTCATAACGGCATAATCCAAATAGCTTCCACCCCATGAAAGCTCATTATCCAAATATTCTTTAACTCCACCATCTCTATCCAAAAGACACCTTCTCATCTTACTCTGCACCGGCAACTCCCTATGCAATTGCATATTACCTACTCTAACCCCATCAGGACTAGATGATGCAGTATCCCATTCAACACCGTATGCATATCTTTCTTCTAGATCTGGTATATCTTCCCAAGCTGGAGACCACTCGGTCGAAATGTCACCATATTCAAGTTTAATCTTATGGATGGTGGAAGTTGATGTGCCAGTTTTAGGAGAACTAAATACAACCATATGTGTATTATCAGCTACTGCATCTCCGATATTAGTAATCCATTTAAAAGTCTTACTGGCCTTCCCATTCACAAAGTCAGCCTTACTGAACTGAGCCATAGAACCTACTGCACCAGTAGAGTTATATATAGTGAACATTTCCTTATCATCACCCAATTCTCCAAAAATAGTCAATGTTACTTGTGTTCCTTTAGATATCGGTTCAGTTAGCCAATAATCAGCGATATTGTAATTCGAATTACTCACCTCCTTCCCTGATCCCAGCAACAGGTTCCTGCCGTACACGGGCAGCTTGCGGTACTTGCCATCAGCCATCAGAGACTTATCCTTGTCCCCCTTGGTCTCCAGCGTTATCGACACGTCCGGATCTTCGTTTTGGGCCTTGTCCGGCGTTATGGTTATCTGTCCGTTAGACGGGGTGGATGTGACAACGGGCTTTAACTTATTAACGTCTGTCCTTAGACCGGTGACCAGATTCCGGATATCCGTATCGTCGTAATGGTCACGCAAGTTAGGCGTGGTTATGGTTCCCTCAGCGGAGGTTATCTCCAAGACGTATTCCGTGTCCGTGTTAGTCTTTATCCTCACCTTGATGTCTTGCATCATCAACGGAAGATCGGCGTACGTATGGACACCGTCCGAGAACTTCATATTTAAATTACCGTTGGTTAATCGCTCGAAAAGCCATAGCGACGGCGGGTATATGGTGCTGTCAGCCGTCCACTCGGCGGTGGACTGCTCTATCTGTTGGTATATGTAAGCTCCTCTCTTGCTCATGATAATATCCCTTTATCGATAATTGTTACTGATTCATTGTAGTAATTCGCCCCGGTCAAGTAAATGTTCCCCGGCAAGGCGGCACCGGAAGACTCCTCCCATATGGCCTTACCCTCCACTATGTCGTGGAGCTTGTAGAACGTAACGTCTCCGGGAGCCTCCCTTAGATAGACCTCACCGCCTATAGGGTAGCTCTTGGTCTCACTGCCCTCCTCGTAGGTCACGTCGTTAGCCCCCGGGACATGGTCGATCTCCCTTGTCTTGTATACGCCGGCCACCGCCCCGTCCTGTCCTTGCGGGATGGTAAGATCTAATTCCGCCAATGGTACCCCTTCCTCGGTCTCTCCCTTCTCGGTTATCGTGGCTTGGGCCACCGTTCCCGGGAGACCGGTCGTCACCTTGCCGATCGATATCTTGGGAGAGAATCCCCTAGGGCCTCTCTGCAACACGAAGTTCATCCTGTATACGGGGTTGCCGGATGTGTCCGTGCCCCCGTCGGACAACGAGACGGAAGGATACGTGCCCGCCGTTATGGTGCCTATTGAGAATTGCGGGGTCTTCCCGGTGAAGCCTCTCATACCGGAAACGTCCACGATATAGTCGTAGCCCGTCGATGTCCTCAGATACAGCTTGCCGGTATCCTCCTCCTCCACGCTGCCCGTGTTGATGATGACGAACTTCCCCTCCGGGACGTTAGACTTGTCCGCCTCCATAGCCGAGACGGACTTATAGACCTTGTAGATCGTGAACGCCTCCGGTTTCAGTATCCTGTCCGTCTTGATATAGGCCCCGGTAGCGTAATCCCACGTGTAGACATGGAAGTCATCGCCGATATAGCCCGGGTGGTCAGACACCGACTTGGCGTTCTCAGCCGCCGTGTTCGCTTTCTCGGTTGCCGCGTCCGCCCTCTCCAAGGCGTGCCTCACGTCGTTCTCGAACTGGGTCTTCAAGGCGTTCACCTCGCTCACGATAGCGTCCATCCTCTCACGCACATCGGCGGCGGCTTCCGTGGCCGGCCTCTTCAAGTCGGCGAGCGGTATGAGGTTCTGCCACATCCCGTCCTCGTAACGCCACTGTATGTAATCGGCGGTGACCTGCAAGACGATCTGTTTCCCGTCAACGCCCCTCAACAAGGATATGGCCACACGTACGAGATCGTAGGCCGATCCGGATTGCCTGAACACTGGCAAGGACGATATACCTTGCAGGCTCTTGGCCTCCTCGTACTGCCCCGGGTCTTTCGATGTCGTCAGCAAGAGGTCGTTGACCGCCGACGCTATCTTCTGGATGTCCTCGGGGGTTACCTCGGTGCCCGATGATAGGATGATGCTTTCCATATTACTCCACCGCTTGACTGTTCAACATCTCGTAAGTGTCGTTAAAGAATTGAGTGGCGATGGCCACCGCATCCTCCTTGCTCGTTATCACGCCGGGCTTGTCCACCGACATGAAGAATTGCCCGTTACGCTCGTAGACCAGAGATCCCACACGTACCCCGTCCCTGATAAAAGAGCCTGTTATCCGGTCTATCCGCTCATCGGTCTTGACCGAGGCGGAATACTGTATCTTGATACCGGCTACTTCCGAGTAGCCGTTTATCGTCCTTGTGTCGCTCGTTATCTCCATGGTATCATACGTTTAAAAGTTCAAAGATCTGACCGAAAGCTCCGGCGGTCAATGTCTTGTTACAACATTTCTTTATCAATAGGGACTCCTTGTCGCTAATGTCCATATCGCCATCGGCGGCGTTGATCCTTGTCATTAGCTTGTAGGACTCATATTTCTCGTCCTCGTTCATCTCATCGCCGGAAGAGTAAAGCCTAGCGCATACGATATCCTTGATGACCTGAACTTTTCCGAACTCGTCCTTCATGTCTTCCCCCCTGAAGGTCTTTAGGGGCTTGTTGAAATTTACTTTCATGATTGATGTATTTTAATTGTTATATTATTCTATATAGAGAAGTCTCGTAGCGGAATCCCATTTGACATTATATCTCGTTCCAGATGTGGATTCAGTGTTTACTTGTGTTACCGAAGGCATTAAGCCCATACGCAAGACAGTACGCCATATTCCGGGTGAGTCATTAGAGAACTTCTTTGTCCCAAGCTGTATATCTCTTATTCCATGCTTGCAATACAAAAAATTCATAAAACCACTATCATTTCTGGTAGACTCACATTCTAATTTTACCATATCAGAATCGTCCGCGTTAGTGACCGCTACTTTTATGGCGGTTCTCGGGACTTCGACCATAGTTCTTATCGCCAGTGATTTTTTGATGAACAAGGACGCTGTCCCCGCATCATTCGTTGTCCTATAATTATATCCTACGCTCAGTTTATACGTTGACTCATTGCTATCAGATATTCCAATCTCACATCTGCTTGAATCCATGTACATCTTATAACTCCCGTAATATTCATTATTCGTTGTTCCATAAAGCTGATTTTTTTCAATCGTAAATCCAGCTATAGATGCCATATTCGCATAAATTGCGTCCGTGTCAATCAGGGATGTGATAATATGACCTCCTGATATGATTGTCGCTCCCAATTGGGCTTGCTCAACCTTATCTAAATAAGCAAGAGCCTTTAAAGAAGAACTGTTTGCCTTACCGTTAAATTCGGTCAATAAAGAATAAGCCAAGTCATTCTTTGATATAGAACTTGCGTAGGCTAATGTCCCTAAAGCGCCTTCGCTTACCTTCCCGTTTAGTTCCGATTGCAAGGCCGTACTCATCATCCCTTTGGTGATATAGTCCTCATAAGCCAAATCCCCAAGAGCGCTCGAGTTTGCTTTCCCGTTAATAGTGCTTTGAAGATCCGTATTAAACATGCTGAACGTCACCGCCCCGACAAGATCGATCCTCTCCGCCTTGATCGTGGTGGTGGTTGCCGTCTGGTTGATATACGATATGATATTATCGCCATTCTCCAAGCTCTTGGCGGCGAACAACGCGTTTCCTTGCGTGGTATTGATCCACCCAGCCGTATCTATCGTATTCTGGATATTATTAACATCCGTGGATATCCCGCTTATCTTGCCATCCTGAACGGTAAGAGCGGACGATACCTCACGCCTTATGGCCGCCGTCTCCGTATCGAACTCGGTATGTGTCACCCTTGCGGCTATCTCCGTGGCCATGACCGACAACTCGCCGGTATATTTCTCGTAGATCTTGCCGGTCTCCGAGTCCACGTAATCCTTAGTGGCCAGTAACTTTATATATTCCTCCGTCTGCAAGATCCGCGTCTCAAGCTTTATCACGGCATCGGCCAGCCTGTCATTGAACAACGACACGCCGTAGATCAATATCTCGCCAGTGAATCCGATCCGGAAATCCCCGGTACCGTCCCATTTGCCGACCTTGGACAGTTTCACGTACTCGTCGGACGGCTCCAGCGTCAAGGACTCGTACAACTCCTGCCCTTGGAAACCCACCGTCAAAACACCTCGTCTCATGACCTTGTAAAACAAGGAGAAGGAGAACGTATGACCCTCCTCGCTCTCTTCCAACTCAGGAACTTTCATCACGTCGTTACGCTGGAATATATACGTGTCCTTGATGCGAAGCACGTTCCTGCTGCCATCCCTATAGATATCGGAAACCTTCCTCTTGTCCGAGTAAAAAGAACCGCCCACCCACAGGAGATTGCCGCTCACGTTGATGAGATGGATGTCGTTGGCCTCCACCCAATAACTCGTGTCCTTCCCGAACGTGGAATTGACAAGTATATTCCCGGATTCCAGAGACATGTCGTTCTTTAACCCCTCGATCTCGCTCCTCAGCTCCCCGTTCATCACTGAGAACTGTTGTTCCACGGTCATGCCGTTATCGAGGTATATGGACGAGTTCTCTATATAGATCCCGTTCAGGTAAGCCCCGTAACCCTTCAGTTGGGTCCCGTTCTTGGTACGGATCATGGAGAGGTTGCCTAGCTGGGCCTTCAGCGTGTCTTGCGTGGAAACGCCCGTGATACCGTCATATACGGCAATGAACGGCGCTCCTTGATCCGCCGATGTCAGGTAGATAAGGCCCTGCCTAGTGGTATCCCTGTCGTTACCCCAACGCATGGCGAAATCCCCCGCCTCTGGCTCGCCGGTACCCTCTATCAGCGGGTAGGCCACGTCGAAATAGTCGGATGAGATACCGATACAGCGACCGAATAGATATTTAGTGGACGTGATACCGTTCCTTCTCTGTATCCTCACTCCGTCACCTTCCCTGAGGTTCATCAGCATGAGACCGTCCATGTCGTCCATGTAGCATCTCCAACGATCGGACAGCCTCTCGACCCTCCCTATCTTGTTGATATCGGATACGATCTGGTTGCCGCCCAACCCGTATATCTGCGAATACACTATCTCGTAGGCCGTGAAGGTCTTCCTAACGAATATGTTGTCAAAGGTTCCCGTGGCCGTGGGGATGTCTATCTCCGTGCCCCAGCCGGTGAAGCCGGGGGCGAACGATATGGAGCCGATCTTGTTGCCAGCGTATATGTCGGAACGCACCTTCAACGCCTCCATGATACCGGAACCGTCGGCCTTGATCTCCCATCCCTTGCCGTCCATGCCGTCAAGAAAGATGGAGGAGCCTATCTTCTTGTCGAATAAAATATCCTCATGGGCGATATCGGGTATGTCCTTCCGAAGGTAACGTTTGTCGTTATCCTGTTTTACCTTGTTTATCTCATATAATGTCCGTAGAGCGGAGAAAACGTTCTCGTCCGAGGCGGCGGTAGTATCCTCTTTCTTTATGATATACACCCCGAAAGAACCGCTACCTTGGTTGACGTACGTGTTATCCTTATATTGGATATTATCCAGCTTACGCTCCAATTCCCCCAGACGGGAGTAAGCCGCGCTCTCTCCCACCGTATAGGAAGGCGAATCATATGGGATATCAAGCTTTTTCTCGAAACCCAATACCCTAGATTCCCGCCCATTCTCAAAATAGGCCTTATTGATAAGCCTGACACGCTGCCCTACGGATAGATCAATCGCCTTTTCCGGGTTCAATATACCATTATTCTCATCGTAGCCGGAAGCGTAGTACGAGTCAAGGACGCATGTGTAAGTGGAAGGGTCCGACACGACCTTGGCCTTATACTCTATCGTCCTTCTCAGCAATTCCTCTTCCGCCTGTGGGATAAGGGTGTCACTTACGTATTGCGTGTCAAAATTGTATAGGATATATTTGTTCCCCGTCCCCGGTATAAGAGGGCTTTCCGGCAATGTCTGGCCATAGGTGTCATTACGGACTATCTCGAACAACTGAGCCTCCGGATCATCCTCCGGCAGTCCTTCCGGGTTGAATCGCAAGGCGAAATCCATGCCTGACAACGGCCCTGTCTGGAATACGACACGAAGCTCTTTGCCGGGAAGCACGTATTCCTCGGAGAAGGACAATCCCGAGTCCTTGAACCGATAGACGGTGAATGTCTCCGATATCCCGTCCTCGCCCTCCTCCGTGACCTCCTTAGGTATCACCTCGGTTATCGTACCGATCTTACGTGGGTATATATCGTCGAATATAACGACCGCCTCCACTATTTGATCCTCGGTCAATCCCTGTACCACGTCCACGTAGGGGGTTCCCTTAGGAAGCATGAGCCGTTTTTGCACCACCCCTTGCACCACCGTACCGGATTCCCCCTTGCGATAGTCCGAGGGGATATTTCTCGTTGAGCCGAAAGCGTACAGGCGTGTGGCGAACAGGTCTTGGCTTTGGCTTCTTGACATGGACGCTACTTGCCGGCCTATTTCCAGATCTACTGGATCGCCACGCTCTATCCGCCCTATATATATCTTGTCGCCCTCTACCCACCACTCGCACTCCCACGCCTCGGCAATCTTGGTAAGGGCATCCACGATATTCGTGCTGTCGTATTGCACGAGCTTGGCTACAGCGTCAACGGAGCTATCGACAACGGCTTGGTACTCCTTGCCGTTATACCTGAATCCCAGAGATCGCAAATTGGATACGACAATGCTTAGGTGGGCCTCCGGAGCACGTGTAAGGCTCCATGACGCTTCCTTGTTACCTTGCCTATCGTAAAACAGGATATGATTCTTCCATCGGTAATAATGCGAGTCGAATCGCACGCTATAGTCGTATCCGCCTGTGGATGTGTTGAATGTCGGGTATGTCTTGGCAGTTACGTAGAAAACGCTACCTCCATAATCGATATTGTCTCCGATCTCCAGTTGCACCGGGTCGGACAAGGAGAACACGAGGTTCACATAGTCCTCTTTCATCAACTCAAACCGACGTACCGAACCCGTTTCTATCGATACCGACAACTTGACTCTACCAGATATGTCCTTTATCTCGATCATGAACTCAAAGTTCACGCATATGAGGGGGATGGCAAAAAATCAAGCGGACCTAAAAAAAACAATGAAGGGATTGTTGTAATTTTGTTGCTACGTCCTGTCATATGGGTTAGGCTCGACAAATTTGCAAGCCAGTTTGGAGACGGTGCGAGATCCATCCAAGGCATATGACGCTGAGTTTTGGTATACCAACTTATAGGTCTCCCCTAATGCAGGCACACGTAGAGCAACGTTACCCTTATGCAATTCCGTTACAAAAGCCCTATAATGATCTAGGTATTCCTCTGGTGTCTTTCCGTTTATCGTAAAAGTAAGGGTCACGTTGCGGCTAGCTAACCTAGGATTGGATATTATCATTCTCTTGCCATGCTCAAGACGGCTATCATTCTCAACAAACTCTTTTAATGGAGCGGCCATCGATATGTTCTCAATGAAACCATCCCCCATGATGACACCATACATCATGTATGCGTCACTTCCATTTATATATAATTGCCCTATCATTATATCCCTCCCGTATTTATTTTCACTTGCTCTATGTTTTGTGACATCTTCTTTAATGTCTTATCTATGCTTTTTGTCGTGTCATTTATCTCTTGTATTTCCAAAAACGATTGAACTTGAAAATCCCGTATCTCTCCCGCTATATCCCTTACGGAGTCACTGGCGGATAATACTCCTCCTATAGAAGCTACAATATTCGATAACAAGGATGTCTGTGTCAAATTTTGCTCCGAGATTACATTTCCACTTTCCTGTAATGCAGTGAAACGCCCATTCAACTCCGCTGCCTGATCTTGTGTCATGGTCTCGAAACCTCTAGCGGTGGCCTTTTGATCCTCTGTCTTTGTCTCCTTCTCAAGCCCTGCGGCCTCAAATGCAGCATCCCTCTCTTTGGCGGCATCCTCGTATATCTTTTTATAGGTTTCCTGTAAATTCCTTTTTTCTAAATCACTTAACTCTCCATCAGCCATAGCTTCAGAGAATTTTTCATACCATTTTTTGATTTTTTCACTTAATGTCTTATCAATTATAGTATTGACAATGGCTTGCCTCATATAATCCTCAAAATGCTCCGATACTTCTTTCATCGTGGTGTCTGTATCCAACAAGAGATTCCTAAGCTCTGATCTTGCGGAATCGAAAGATATGCCAGTAAAAGCTTCCTTACTGTCCTCTTCTAACTCCTTCATCTTGTCATCCAGTTCCAACAAAGTCTCAAGATATCCTCTAGCATCATCATCAATTTTTAGCCATGCTTCTGGAACATCATCCCTAAGTTGCCTTATCACTTCTGGATCAAGCTCGAATAACCCCTCCGCACGACCTCCCAATGAGTCCAGATTGATACCGATAGCCCTCAGCTCCTTGTCATAAGCCCTCAAATCCCTGACAGCCCTATATCCGTAAGAGTGAGACCCCGCACTTGATCCCGCATTGAGTTGAGCCAATCCTAATTTTTTTGTCATGTCAATCTGCTTCTCAATAAGCGTCACAGCCTTGTTGTAAGCTTCCACCGCATCAGCCCCACTCAATCCGTCAAGTAACGCCTGTTGACGGGAGATAACGCCATCCATCACCTCCATGAGGTTATTATAGCTATCGATCGTCTCTTGAGCCACTACATTCTTACCACCACCGAACAATCCTCCTATGGCCTTGCCGATACCTCCGATTATACCGGTAGCGGACGTAATGACACTAAACGGCTTGGTGAGATCTATGCTAGCCAGACTGGACATGACTTGACTCACTCCGTCCAAAGCCTTGGATATGGATTCCGGGACGGAAACACCCAAGTCGGTGAGCATATCGACAATATTATCCCCGGCAGTAACGATATCCTGCCCTTTCTCTCCCATGGAGTTTATGGCCGATGTCATCTTGACCAAGGAGGATCTACGTTTGTTTAACGATTCCGTCAATTTTTTGTTCGCCATCTCCAAAGCCTCCTTGGATGCGGCCCCGCTAGACTCCAGATCATTCAACTCTTTTTGAGCGACGGCCACTTCCTCTATTGTCTCCTTATACTCATCATACCCTTGGCGTAATTGATCGATAGGCTTTCGATCGGTCATGGCCTCGTTGATTTGCTCGATAGCGTCCGATACCGTCTTGAAATCCTCCTTGCTTATGGTTCCGGCAGCGTCTTGGAGGTATTGCTGAAGCTTATCCTTGATTCCGGACAAAGCCTCGGTAGCAACCCTGTCAAGGTTGCCGAACACGGAAGTCCAATCTATATTCTCCTTGAGTTCTTCTAGGTTGATCTTAGAAAGGCTCTCCTTCCTTTTCTTGTCAGCCTCTTTTAACGCCGAGTCTATCTGTTTGGCGTTCTCCTCGTTTCTCTGGCTCTGCAAAAACTTGACATCCTCATTGTATTGCCTCTCGATATCCTCCCTTTGCTTGGCGTAATCCTTATACTTATCCAATGTGCCCTTGAGTAACTCAGCCTCTTTTGCTTGAGTCTCTATCGCTATGGACGCTAGCATATCGGCCAATAACTGTAGCTGCTCCTTCGGCAACTCGGAAACCTTTGTTGTAGTTGGAGAGAAGGCCTTCCCTTGCTCCTTGGCTTTAGGATTAGCCGCCTCGAACGCCTTTCTCTCAATCTCCTGTTGAGCCTTCAAGAACTCCTCCCCCAATTTCGTAACCTCTTGTGTCCGCTTCTTATAATCAAGCCTTAATTGAGCAATACGCTTATCCGCTCCCTCTTTCATAGCGTTTATGCGGGTTTGCTGGATCTGCATCTCTACCTCCAACTCCTTTTCTTGGATCTTCTTACGACCTTCCTCTATAGCCATAAGTCTCTCGGAGGTCTCAACCTTCTCCTTATTGGCGCTAATACCTTGGGCTTTAATCCTGTTACCTATTTCTCTCTGCTGACTAGACAATTCACGAAGTCTTGATGCTCTTTCCGCTAATTGCTTATTTACGTCTGCCTCTGCTTCCGCTTGTTCCTGCAGTGCTTCTCCGTTAGAATGCGACAAGGAATTTGTCTCTTTTATGATCTCAAAACGTTCTTGAGCCATATCTACTTCCTCATCATACATTTTTTCTACTAACTTAGAGGCTTCTTTTGAGGCTTCCAGACGTTCTTTATCCGAATAAGCCGCATTTTGAGATTTCTCCCTTAACTCGTTTATTCTTGCCTCTATTTCTGATCTCTTAACCAACCATGATCGCTGTCTATTCTCTAATTCATTCTCACGTTTAGCTAAATCTGCTCGCTTTTTTGATTTATCAATGATATCATCCATTAGTCCGGAAGCTTTCTTCAAGGGGTCCTCTATACCGGTAAAACCTTGTGCGATAGCATCCCCTAAATCCTTCAAACCTTCTCCTACCTCACCTCCAAATATCTTCCAGATAGCCGCACCAATCTTTGCCGTTGCGTTAAGACGGTTCATTACCTGTCCTTCCAAGAGGCTAACAATATCCTTCATAGCCTCTTTAGGCTTCGTGAACGCCTTATAAAGCCATTCTCCAACATCATCCACCACATCTAATATGGAATCCAAGGTTTGCTTGAAATAAGCGCTCGTGACATTCAACGCTTCCTCGCCTTCCCTTGTTCTTTTAAACCAAGAAGTCAAGGCCATAAGAGCCAACGATATCCCAGCCAGAACCGCCCCTATTGGCGTGGCAATAAATCGCAAGGATGCCTTAGTCAAGCCTTGCATGGCAGAAGCGGATTGCCCTATAGGACCGGGAAGCGCCGACATGTTTTGCATCATGTCATTAAGGGAGACGCTTGCGTCATCCAAGGCACTAGCGTAATTACCTACATTTCTTTGATGATTGCCGAGAGAAGCGTCAAGCCGCTTGACCTCCGCATCCACGTTTTTTATCTCTGACAGCAACGCCTTCCCGAAAGAAGAGGATTGCATCGTTGCGCTCATGGAACGATAAAGATCCCTCATCTTCCCCAAGGATAGAGACAATTCATCAATAGATCCTTGAGCGGCCTTGTTCAGCTTTACGTCGTTACGTATGGATTGCTGGAGAGAGGATATATTCTGCTTGTACTCATATAAGGATCTGGTAAGTTCCTCCCTTCTTTGTTTTTGCTTATCGTTTAACGATCCGTTATCTTTCTCCTGCTTGGCTAGATTGGACAGCTCGTTTTTTACCTTAGCCAATGAGCCTTGTTCTCGGATAAGCTTCGCCACATGCTGATCCAATGTCCCGTTTACCTTGGTGATCTCCTCGTTAAGGTTGTCATAAGCCGATCTCTGTTGGTTCACTTGGGCGGTAGCTTGTGTCTGGGCGGCAGACGGAGGAATTACCTCGACCGTTCTTTTGGTCTTTCCGGCCTCGGCGTTCATTTGCTCATATAACGCCTTATAGGATTGCGCAAGCCTAGCTATCTCTTGCTCTTGTCTCTTGCTATCATTGATAGCCGATTGGACTTGTTGGGCTTGCTCCTCCTTTAGCTTTCGTATCTGCTCGGTAAGTTCGTCGATCACCTTCTTTTGATCCTCTATCTGGGACAATATGACTTTCGATCTGGGATCATCCACATGGACATCCTTCAAGACCTTCTTTAGCTCCTCTATTTTCTTGATAGCCTCGTCTACTTGCTTGTAATTGGCAGTGATATCTATTGATATGGAAGACATAAACTTTTTTTTGCCCAAAAGTATGCCTCATCAAGATCGCAAGGAAATGTAAACAAAAAAAAATTGAAACATTATAGGTATTGTTGTAATTTTATTTTAGAAGGGAAATAAAAAACCCCGAACCATTGGAACGGGGCTAAAATATTACTTAATTAAGCCAAGTAAATTTATGTTCTTTGGCTGTTTCTAAATCTTTGGCAAAATAGATAATATTCTTTGTTGCTGGGCGTGTACCTGTTTCCCATAAAATATCATATTTTGTTTGCTCATAAACTGCATAATATTTTTGAGGGTACGAATATATATAGCCTTGCATTCTCGCCTTTGGATAGGAATTTATTGTTTCTGAATAACTCGTTTCATAATCGGTATATCCTCTTAAACTATTGTTAATATTAAGAAAAGCATCCGCATCTGATCCTGAACTATTGATTACCTTTTCTACTCCACACAATGCTCCGTTTTCAAAATAATACCTATTTGTAATCTTATATCCTGATTTTGTATATGTAAAATTTTTAGATCCTCTTTGTGTGTCATTCATAAAGCTATCATAAGGTCGTTCAATTTTTTCTTTTAACTCATCATAGGATATGTCCCAATCAGTGACAGTTGAACCAATGTAATCAATTGTTGAAGTTACAGATACTTTACATTTGGCTTCCGCATCTCCAAATTTCACAGTAATTGCCGTTTCTCCAATGTGTTCCCCTTCTATATTAATTTTTCCTCCATAGACCATCGCTTCCGCAATAAATTCATTATCAGAAGAAACAGTACAATTATCAATATCTACCCCTGATACATCTATGTTAACATCCTCTTCTACATTGATATCGACTTCTGTTTTACTCAATGATATGTTTACAGGTAGATCTTGCGGCTTATCATTACCCATATCCTCATCATCTCCACAGCCCGTAAAAACAAATAAAGTCAATAGCATTGACCATAAATAAAATACTTTATTCATTGTAAAATGTATTTAAGTTAATAATGGCACAAATCTAGCAACAATATTTAACACGACAATGTATTTATGAGAAAAACATCAATAAAGATTATAAAAAAAGACCGCCCTCCAGCGATCCTTCACCTTATCATGGCATTATTTACTCAGCCTTACCATTTTCCATCGATAACGTGAAATCATTTCTTTTTTCATTCTATCTCATCCAATGATTTCATAAGTAGTAGCAAGAAAGTTAAGCCATTCCGTAAATGGGTCACAAGCGAAGTCTTACCTTCTATCTGCAAACAGATATTTTCTTTTTGCGTATTCAAGTAAATCAATCAAAAGTATAGTATTGTTAGGACGCCATAAAGGATTATATTCGTTCCAGTATGGGGATGGATACAGATTCTCATTGGTTTCCAAGGATAAAAGGATGTCATCCTTATATTCCGGAAACATAAGAATAAGCTCATTTGCTTCTTTTTGATTAAAGTAATCGCTATATTCAATAGCCAATTCAAGAACATGTTTCATATTTTCAAAATCGCCCCTTTCATCATACAGTAGACCTAAACGTAAAAAGGCTTGCGTTGAACGCATATCCTTATCTATTAATCTTATGCTTTCCCAATATGCTTCAATAGCCTCGTCATATCTTTGTTCATCCTGTAAACGACACGCCATTGAGAACATAGAGACACTTCTTTTGTCACTTTCTGTTCTTTCTTGTTTTTTTCCGCAATAAATCATGGTATCATTTTTTAAATATTATTTAACACTGTAAAAATCAACAAAAATACTTATATTGTTCTTCTACACAATGGTTATTCCTATAAATCATCTATTTATCCAAATTTTATTCATAAAATATTGCATATTCCCCAAATATTTATCATCTTTGCAGCGTTCAACATAAATATACACAAATGCAGGTCGTGAACTTGCATACTACATGCAGGTTATTTTCATGACCGTGCTTAAGATATTAGGTGCTATCGTACCCCCGTGTGAAGTATTAATGTACTCACAGCATTTGTGTAATGTGTTGAACAGCGGGACAGGCGATAGCACTTTTTTATTACAAATTGTTATGTTCAACAATTACACAATTCAAATCTTCCAATATGATGGGAGTCCTGTTTCTTTTAAGAAAAGTAACAGAGTTATGGTAAACGCTACAGAAATGGCAAAGCCATTTGGAAAATTGCCTAAAGACTGGCTTTCCAACAAATCAACTAAAGAGTTTTTATCCACATTATCAGCCGTTAGGGGAATTATCCTAACGGATTTGGTTGAAATAATTCAAGGTGGTAATGATAAGCAAGGCACATGGATGCACGAAGATGTAGCCTTAGAGTTTGCTCGCTGGCTAAGTCCTTCCTTCGCCATTTGGTGTAACGATCGCATCAAAGAACTTCTAACCACAGGTGTAACCACGGTTGCTAACGATGATGAAGCAATTGCCTATGCAATGTCCGTACTTCAAAAGAGATTGGAACAAGCAAAGGCCGAAAAAGCTATGCTTGAGGCCGAAAACAAACAAAAGGATGCCAAAATCGCAAAACTCCAACCGAAAGCCGACTTCGCAGATGCCGCCTTCACCACCGACGACAAAGTTGATATCGGGATGGCCGCAAAAATCCTAAAGTTGGGATTTGGGCGCAATACTCTATTCCAAAAGCTAAGACAGGTCGGCGTGTTCTTCTCTAACCGGAACGAGCCGAAGCAGCGGTTTGTCAATGCCGGGTATTTCGAGATGAAGGAAAAATTCATCGAGCGCAACAGCCATCCGGGTTTTGTTGTCACGAAGATTCTTGTTACGCAAAAAGGACTGGCTTACATCAACCATTTGTTCGGAGGAAATCCGTCTGATGGAAAGATTGCGGCTATGGAATAATCATATATACATACCAAATTCATAGGTACGGCGTAAGGACGTACAGCCAAGACTTTGACTTTATGTGACTTGATAATGAATGCAATGATTTAAAACTAGATGAATATGAAAGATATAAATAAAATACTCAGCGACATAGCCTTGATATCAAGGGAGGATAAGAAAGCAATGGAGCGATTCAACCGGCAATCCATCAAGATGGAGAGGTTGATCGATGAGCTGGAGAGGGCTTGCGGATTTAGAGAGACCAACCCCAAGCCAAGCATGACTGTTTCGGTGTACAACAACGGAAGGTCAAAGCCGGGAAGATTCGACCTTCGATCGTTAAACACGCATCTTTTAGCGCAATGAGGAAAAAGCCGTCTAGCCAATAAGGGCCGGACGGCTTTTATCTACCTCCGTTCCGTCTAGCCAACATATCCTTTCCGGATATTTTCACGATCTTTTTCCCATGACAGATACGGAGCTTGTCCTTTTGCATCATCAAAAGGTTTTGATAAGGGATAACCTCCAGCACCTCATGGTAAGATAAATGTAAATTCTCCATGAAAGTGGCTATCTGCCCGAACAACGTATCATTACCTATCACTTCTGTTCCGCCGCCATTCTCGCTACGCTCTTCGCTAAGGCGGCAGAAACGAAAAAATCATCCACATGTATTAACTTTATGATATCCTCGAAAATGGTTTTCAATTCCTCCAAGGTACAATTATCAAACTCGTTCGATAGCCGGGAGGCTTCTCTCTCCCATTCCTCCACATCCCCAACGATAACGCATGATATTCCATGGCTGATATAACGGATATTATCCGGTACCATGAAAAGAGCATCCACCCAAGTGGCTTCGTTTGGTACCGATACCATCGAGAACCACGTAATAGCCCTACATAACACCTTTATAGTCGGTGGATATACCGTCATGGCCCTCCCTTTGACAACCACGGTGGCGAACCTCGTCCCATTGATCGCCTCACTTACTTTCTCTGCGGCTTTATTCATGCTGATAAGATAAGGGAGGGTATTTAGCCCTCCCGATTATATTCTCAAGTTAAATAGACGGATTTACCACACTATTTGCCCACCAGTATTCCGGGTTAAGCTCTTTTGTCTCTGGTTCCATCGGAGTGGCGGCGACCGCCAAGCCAATAGCGCCGTCCGTATCGGCCCCACGGCCAACGATAGCCGCTTTCGGGAACACGATCCACACATCATCCTCGGTCTCAGCGATCACGCATTTATAGATCTCTTGATATCCCCTAGCTCTCTGCCAACCCGTAGCGGTAGCCGTGCCTCCTTGCAAATCCGCTTTCGTCTGGAAATCATATTGCCCAATAGTGAAGGAGACTTGAACGGTTCCCTGCTCTTGGGTTTGCCTGTATGTATTCTTAGACAACTGGTTCTTGTACTCGGTCACGCTAGCCTCAGCCTCCTCATAACTCCAAGTATCTTGATGCACGTTAATGACCTCCGTCAAGGTTTCCCCGGACAACAGAGTCTTTAATTTCGTGGGATCAAACGTAGAGTCCGTGATAACCGGACCATAATACAGTTTCTTGATACCCACGGCCATAATCTTCTCGTTAGCCATATCTTATCTCATTTTAAAATTAGCAACCTTAATAAATAATCTCACGTTAACGAAGTAAGAGTCCGTATCCGGGTCTTCCTCCGTGGACAAGTCCTCTATCGAGTATTTTCCCTTATTATCGCCGTACTCAAAATAGCAAGACAAGAAATTTCTCTCCGCTATCTCTTGAAGCTCGTTCAGCCTTGTATTATTGGGTGTCTTGTAGCCCATGGACTCCAAGCAAGGCACTAGGATATTGATGTTAGCGTATCCCATGCTCCAAGGCGTATTGGACATCGTCCCCATGTGGACAACAATCCTTTCCGGAACCTTGCCCTTTTTATAGGGGGGATGCCTGTCCTTATATACAGGTATGCCGTAATAGACCTCCTTGAGCTTACGGTAAAGCAAATCCTTTATATCCTCGGTGGACATCATGGTTTAAGCAATTCTTTTATCTCTATCATAGCGCTATCCATAACGTCCAGTCCCTTGGCATTGACATAGCTAGCGTACCCCATACCGGCTACAACTACCATCGTATAACCATTCTTGGCAGAAGTTGCCAGTTCCGTAGCAAGCTTACGTCCCTCCTCGCTACCCAACGTTCCATCTCCGCTAGGCCCATTAGCCCAGAAATCGACATTCTTACCCTCCTTGGTAGTAAACTTAGCTCTTTGCATGTTAGGCCCGAACCCCTCAACTTTCTTGAAACCTCCCTCCCTGATAACCTTGCCGTTATAGGCTAGCACATAGCCTATCGAGCTTCTAAGGTTTCCAGTCCTATTCACGTATTGACCGCTTTTGACAGCCTTTTGGATAGCGGCCTCACCCGTTTGGACAAGTTTATTTATCACCTTATCGTCCAAGGATTTCAACTCCTGTTCCAAATCAGACAAATCAAACCTGACCTTTATATCCATATCTCTGAATAGCTTAGGAAGTTACACATAAGGGGCTTCAAAACCTCGCCTTCACCACGTATATTACCATCTTGATCCAAAACCCGGACCATAGTGCCTATAGGAATAAGATGTTTTCCCTTAATGACAACATGATAATCATAGGCACGCATTTCACCGCCTACTCCAATCTGCTTACCGGCTCCGTTGTCATCGCACCTACATGTTGACACTAGCTCCCAACATTCCGATCCCGTGCCTTCCACAGGATTGCCATTATCGTCAATATCGGGTTCCTTGACAACCTTTCGTTCTAATATGTGAGGAGCGTATATCATAGCAATCTAACCGTAGCCTTTTCATTTAACTCGTCCTTTATCCCATTCTTTTTGCAAAGGAAGGAATAGTAAGATTTAACACCATTGATATCCCAAGCCATAGAGAACCCGCTTTCATTGACAGACGTAGCTCTCAATAGTAAAGACGGAATAAACCTAGCGATCGCCACAGAAACTCTAACATGGCAATCCTTGCACATCTCATCCTCTCCACTGACCTCAGCATTCAAACATATGTCCAAAAGGTCAGCTTCCGATAAATCGATACCGAAAGCTTGGAACCTTTGTCTTATGTAGTCATTTACCGTCATACAACGTTCATTGTATCTAAGTCAATGATCACGATCTTATTTGGAGATGTATACTCCGGAATCCATTCCGCTCCGTATTCCATAAATCGACCCTCATCTGTACGGACATTAGAGATATACATACCTCCCTCTGAACGGGTATAGCTTTTGCCCGGCACAGGATCGGTTATTTCATACGGAGTATGCCATCTCATCTTGCCTTGCTTCGGTGTCGTGAACAGTGATATGCGGTTATCCTTAAACACTTGCTTGAAGCCTCCATCCGGTAATTCCACCAAATCTTCATTAATAACGATAGAAGGAAGCCCCAAACCTTGGAAGATAGTCGTGGCCATCTCGCTGGACATCAATCCAGAGGATAGTTGTACTTCTTTTTGGGCGAAGGATTGCTTATAAAATTCACCGAAATCGGACGATCCTACGATAGAATTAATGAATGTCTTCCGTGACATCTCCATAGATAGGAAAACTCCAAATTTAGTTCTCAACTCCACGACCTGATCCATAAGGTACTTTACGAAATGAGACTTATCCGAGGTTTGAGGAGTTATTTTATGAACAGGCAAAACCATGTCCAACAACTCTATTCCTTGAGGATTATCATCGACTTTTACGGAAGCCTTTCCGTCGGAGCGCAAATCACCATCCACGATATCCATGCGCTTATGAGGAGCAAGGAGAATCTGTCTCATATCATCCACAATATAAGCGATAATATCGTCCAATACGGTTCGCTGATCTTGCGTTCTTGAGGTATTGAATTTGGTAATAAGCTCTTGTAGCATATCCAAACGATCATTATCCATCTGATAACGATCTCCTAAATAAGCAACCTCCCCATACCCTGATCCAAGGGATTTACGCTCTCTCAATGGCTTATTTGAGTTCCGATCAATAATAGAACCCGCAGTAACGCCTGTTACCGTACCTAGATAGGTCTTAAACACCCTAGATTTAGTCTCCTCAAAATCAAGATGTTTTTTCCAGAAAATAGTATCTAGGCGAAGCGCTTGCACCCTGTCAATGACCGCCTTTACAATATTAGGGTCATTCAATAATGTTTGAATTGTCAAATACATAAATCCTCCTTCCTTAATACGTGAACATAAATCTATCGCCCAATGACTCCTTGTCTTTATCCGAGATAGGGACAATCAGTCGGGTAGGCCTAATCTCATAGGCTTGTCCCACGGCTGTGATAGTGGCCCCATCCTCAACTTTCGTCCAAGCGTAATTCAGTGCCATAGCCATGGCCTTAGGAGTTTTTCCAGCAGCGGATGAAGCCTCAAACAACACCGCATCTTTTTTAGCCGCCAATGTGGGTGAGGCCGCCAATGTTATCGTGTCATATTCCAGTCCCGACTTATCAATAGCCTCTACGGTACCACCATTAGTTCCATTTCCCAAATGCATTCCTACGTAAGCCAATGAATTCTTATTTATTTTCAAAGAAGTTCCACCAGCTATAATTTCTTCGGCTACTGTCACGTTAATGACAACTTTTGCCGTTCTAGTTTTAAAATCTAGTACCAAGGGGGTACAAGGAGGAATATTCTTAACCCCCGATAGGTTAGATACTAAAGTTTCCCACCCAAATAAATAGATAGAAAAATAACAGTTTGTCGAATTTT